AAAAGCTTAGGCGAGTCCACCTCTAGAAGGCACGACTCAACTAGGTGGATTGAGTTTAAGCTTTACAGAACTGAAAGCGGTTCTTACGTTCTTTCTCGCATTGGAGTTTCTCTTGTTTATCACGGAGCTGCTTGTCCTCTTGTAAAACGCTACAACCTTCAAGAACTGCCATTTAAAGAGATTGACCAGCAATCTTTACCTTGCGAGCAGTGCGAGCCTTCTGAAGAAGTGGAATTAGTATTTCCAGAAAAACATAGATATTGGGCTCAAGTTTCCGAGGAACCTCAAGCTGTGCTAGAAGCTCTCTACAAGTATGACGATGGCGGTGCTAGATACCTTACTAACGTCGCCCAAAGACTTTTAGAAACGGCCTCTTCAAACGACTCAGACATTGAAAATGTGTATAAAATAGAACTAATACCTTAATTTAAAACTCGGAGGCTCGTGGACATCCCGGAAGAAACCCCAAACTTAGTCTCCGATGCTGACATAAGTCCGTTAAGTGTGACGGCAATTCAAGTTCACGAAATTTTTAATGAGCTTAAAGCCTCTGGTTTTGCCCATCAAGATGCCATTCAAATAGTTGGATTTATGCTGTCTTCAGGCATTATGTTTCACCCAAACAGTAGTTTTGGGTTTGGCAATGCTCTTATAATGGAAGACACTGGGTTAGACTTTTTAGATGGGGCAGATTTAGATGACTACGAAGATGATGAAGACTATGAGGGAGAGGGTAACTCTTCGTTCTAACTTGACTTTGTAGTTTAAAAGTGTAAAATAATAAATGACAACTAAGGACGGTTATGACATCTGGACTATCTGATGTTCAATTAAATCTTGTAGATTCTTTAGAAAAAGCCAATCAATTTATTTCTTGGCTAGGCGAGCGACGCCCACACAACGCCATAGCGATAGACATTGAAACTGGAGAGCTGTTAGGTAATCCTAGAGCCGACGCTCTTTCCCCTTGGCATGGTCAAATTAGGCTTGTTCAAGTTGGCGATGGAATGACTGGCTGGGCCATACCTTGGAAGGAGTGGTCTGGAGTATTTTATGAGGCCATGAATAGGTTTGACGGCCCTATTGTTTGTCACAACATTGCCTTTGAAGCTAAATGGTTTGACATTCAGTCCAATTGGAGAATGCCTTGGCAACGTGCACATGACACAATGATTATGGCTCAGATTATTGACCCGCTAGGCTCTGGGGCACTTAAAAAACTTACTCAGCAATACGTTGACCCCCAAGCTGCAGCTTTGCAATCACACTTAGATGCTTCTTTGTCTGAGAATGGCTGGACTTGGGGAACAGTTCCAACTAACTTTGAGCCTTACTGGGCTTATGGTGCCTTGGACACAGTCCTAACTATGAGGCTATGGGAACAGTTTTGGGAGCAGTGTGGTCCAAACAAAACTTACAGCATTCCTTACGAGCTTGAAATGGCCACTAGAAAAATAGTCACCAGCATGGAGCTAAATGGCGCGAGAGTAGATTTGGATTACTCCCAGAAAAAGTATGACGAACTTAATAACTATGGAGAAAGTGTAAAAGAGTGGGGCAAGCAAGCCTACGGAATTTCTATTACTAGCAACATTCAGTTAGTTAGGCAACTAGAAGCCATGGGTGCAAACATTACTGAAACAACCCCTTCTGGACAAAAGTCTGCGTCTAAAGACCAGCTAAAAATGCTAGTAATAAACGGTTCTCCTGAAGTAAAGCAATTAGCGGAGGCTGCTCTCAACCAAAGAAAAGCTGACAAACTAGCTAGCACATACTTCTCTAACTTCTTAACAAAAAACATCAATGGGTTTGTCCATCCTTCTGTCAGAACTTTGGGTGCTAGAACTGGACGTATGTCAATTACTGACCCGGCGCTACAGACTTTACCGTCAGGTGACGCTACTGTACGTCGAGCTTTCATACCTAAAGATGACGACCACGTAATCATCTCTTCCGACCTCGACCAAGTTGAGTTCCGATTGACTGCAAACCTAAGCCAAGACCCAGACTTAATTAGCCTGTTTAACGAATCAGACAGAGTTGGCGGTGACGTGTTTACAGAGATTATGCGTCAGGTTTATCAAGACCCAACTGCAGAAAAGTCTGACTCAAGACGTAAACTAATTAAGGGTGTTGTTTACGGAAAGCTTTACGGAGCTGGAGTTTCCACTATGGCGTTGACGGCTGGAGTTCCAGACGAACAAATGCGCACTGTTGTAGAGGCGTTTGATAGAAGTTATCCAGGCGTCAAGCTAATGGCTCAGCAGATTGAGGACATTGGACTGCGTAGACTGCGTTCTGAGGGCATCGGATACGTTCTCACCAAAACTGGACGTCGACTGCCTTGCGATGATGACAGAGTCTACTCTCTAACTAATTACTTGGTACAAGCCAGTGCTGCAGAAGTATTTAAAGCTAACTTAGTAAAGCTAGACCAAGCCGACTTGACTGACTACTTAATCGTTCCTGTACATGACGAAATTGTTTTACAAGCTCCCAGAGACGAAGTCAAAGAAGTTATGCAAACCGTAAAAGAGTGTATGACCACAACCGAAGGTTGGGAAGTTCCTCTTACCGCTGGAGTAGATGGGCCGTTTGAGAACTGGGGCCAGAAATATGAATAAAGATAGCTACAGAATGATTCTGTCAGTAGACCCAGGTAAATTTAGTGGAATAGCTATTTTTACTTTAAACGACGGAGAAGAGCCTGTACTAGTAGAGTCTGGAGAATACTTGCAGTCCGAGTACGCTCAGCCAATTAGAAAAGCCATAGGCAGTGCTATAATGCAAGACATAAAGCTTGAAATAGTTTGCGAACGTTTTACTATAAATGCTCAAACAGTAAAAAACTCTCAAGCTCCTTTTTCTTTGGAGCAGATTGGCATCCTCAAGCAGTGTCTTATGGACATAGGGATTGACCCAGAGTCCATTATTTTCCAATCCCCTGCAGACGCTAAGGCCATGTTCCCAAATCCTCAGTTAAAGAAGCTGGGCTATTGGCATAGGGGCGGAGAAGGTCACGCCCTAGACGCAATCCGACACGCCTTACTAAGACTTGCAAAAACTGGCTGGAAGCCTGTAAAGTTGCTAGAATAGTAAGTACTATCGTAAAAAACAAAAACAAAAAATTGAAAAGTGTGATAGTATCTACATAATGACAAAAGGAACCCTAAATGCCTGTAACAGTTGAACTAGAAGAAACAAGCAACCACATAATAATTAACGCTGACTGGCGCTTTAAAGAGCTTTGTAAAAGCATTCCCGGCTCTGGATATGACGCAAAAACTCAAATGTGGAAGGTCCCTGTTTCTTGGTCCGCTTGCTTGGCCCTTCGCTCTACTTTTAAAACTGACTTAGAGATTGGTCAAAAGCTTACCGACTGGGCTGCCAATGAGCGCTCTACAAGAGTTGACCCAGCCAACGAACTAAGAAACTTAGAGCTACTGCCTGACGGCGAAGGCGACCAAGACTTGTTTCCCCACCAAAGAGCTGGAGTTAAGTTTTTATCTACAGCAAAGAAAGCTCTCCTCGCTGACGAGCCGGGCCTAGGAAAAACTGCCCAAGCTATTCGCTCTTTAAAACAGTTGCAGTCTCAAGGCGAGCAAGTATTTCCGTCTTTGATTGTTTGTCCAAACACTCTAAAAAAGAACTGGGCACGTGAGTTCAAGAAGTGGTGGCCTGATAGCGGACTTAACATTCAAGTCATAACTGGGACAGCTGCGCAAAGACGCAAACAGTTTGAGCAAGAAAATGTGGATGTATACATCATCAACTGGGAGTCGCTACGCACCCACTCTAGACTTTCTGCTTATGGCTCTATTGCTTTAGCTAAGTGTATAGAGTGCGGTGGACACGACGAGCGCACAACTTTAAACAAATGTGAAATTCATAAGCGTGACCTAAACCTAATAGATTTTAAGTCCGTAGTTGCAGACGAAATGCATCGTTCTAAGGACCCTAAGTCTAAGCAGAGCAGAGCCTTGTGGGCCGCTACTGGCGATGCAAAAATAAGATTTGCCCTTACTGGTACTCCGATTGCAAACAATGTTTTAGACCTTTGGGCAATTCTTCATTGGATTGCTCCAGAAGAGTGGCCAAGCAAGACTCGATGGATTGACCGTATGGTTGACACGATGCTTAATGCATTTGGCGGAATGATGGTTTTGGGAGTCAAGCCTCACATGGATTCCGAGTTTCAAGCTACTGTCAACCCTCGTATGCGTAGGATGCTCAAGGCTAACGTTTTGCCTTGGCTACCTGAAATGATGTTTGAGCGTAGAGACGTAGAAATGTCTACCAAGCAAGCTAAAGCTTATAAGCAAATGCGTGACAACATGATTGCTGAGCTTGAGAGTGGCGAAACTTTAGTTGCAGCCAGCGTGCTAACTCAGACTACTCGTCTAACTCAATTTGCTAGTTCTTTTGCAGAGTTAGTTACTGATGAAAATACTGGCGAACCAAAAGCCATACTTGCTGAGCCGTCTTGTAAAGTAGATGCTTTGTTAGATGACATAAAAAGCGGTGACTTTGGAGAAGACTCCGTAGCGGTTTGTGCGGTTTCTAGACAGCTTATAGAGCTACTAAGTGCGCGTCTAACTAAGGAAAAGATTGAGCACGGCTTAATAACTGGTGCTCAAAGCGAAGAAGAAAGACAGAAGGCCGTTGACGATTTCCAATCAGGGAAAATTAAGTGGATTCTGTTTACCGCTCAAGCTGGTGGAGTTGGAATTACCCTAACCGCTGCTCGCCGTTTGGTGATGCTACAAAGGCCTTGGTCACTAGTTGACCACAAGCAAGCTATTGACCGCATTCACCGTATTGGTTCTGAGATTCACGATTCTGTTATAGTAATGGATTACGTAACCGAAGGCACTATAGAAGAACGAGTGCTCCAAGTTCTAGAAACTAAAGCTGATAACTTTGAGCAAATTGTTAGAGACAAGGACAGACTTTTGGACTTGCTAAAAGAAGACAAGGCTGGAAAGCTTTGAAACTAAAAAATTCTGTAGAGTGTAGGTTTTGCGGAGAGCTTAAAGTGCCTGGCGGTGCTTTAGTTGCTCATGAAAAGTCCTGTTCCAACGGTGGCCCCACTAAAAGAAAAAGAAGCAAATACAGAGAGCTATTTTTTGCCAATAACGGTTCTGGTCCTTACCTGTGCTTTTTTGTCTGCGGTGAAAAAGTTAAATTTCAAGAAGTAATAATTCATCATGTTGACGGTGACCACACCAATAACAGCATAGACAACTTAGTAGCTTGCCATAGGATTTGCCACAATTCTCACCACTTTGCAGAACTTTGGGCTAAAGACAGAGAACTGTTACTTTCCTCTGAAACAAGGGGCCACAGAACTCCTCATTCAAAAGAAACTAAACTTTCAATTAGCGAGCATCACAAAAAGTTAGGCATAAAACCTACTGAAGATGCAATAAAAAAGGCAGCTCAGCACAATACTGGTCGTAAAAAATCGAAACTTGCAAAAATTAAGATGAGTGACTATGCTAAGAACAGAACCAAAGAGCACCAAAAAAAGTTAAACATAGCTTTGTCTAAAAGAGTTGTATCAACAGAAACCCGCCAGCGCATGAGTGAATCTGCTAAGGCCCGAACCGACCGTAAAAGGTCACAAGGAGGTGATGCCCAATGAATACCGAAGCGCCATATGTACTTTCCAATAGCGAAATCCAGGTATTTAAGTGACAAGGATTGTCGAAGAAAATGGTGGCTAAACTACTACCGACGTCTACAACCTAGGCAAAAGCAGTTCACTGGAGCCCTAGCTCTTGGTTCTCGTATCCACGAAGCTTTGGACCAGTACTACTCGTCTGATGGCGAAATTGGCTTGCTAGAGGCCCACACGGCCTTAGTTAAGCAAGACATGGACAAGCTGGTTGCTGACTACAGAGATACTTATGACCTAGAGGCTGAAGCCGAACTTGGTCGCATCATGCTGGAGGGCTACCTTCAGTGGATGGACGAAGAAGGCATTGATGCCAATCTAGAAAAGATTTCCAACGAAGAAATTATTGCTATGCCATTGTTTGATGGTGAAGTAGTTCTTCAAGGAAAGCTCGATATGCGAGTACGTCGTAAAAACGATGGCGTTCGTATGTTTAGAGACTTTAAGACCGTTGGCGGTTCCTTCTCTGACTTTGCGAACCAAGCGCAAATGAATGAGCAGATTCTAACCTACATGTTGCTTGAGTCCGCTCAGAACACTGAGCCGGGCGAGCGCTCAGAGGGTGGAATTTTTACCATGCTAAAAAAGGTAAAGAGAACCGCCAACGCAAAACCTCCGTTCTACGAGCAGATTGAAGTTAGACACAACGTGTTTACCTTGCGCTCTTTCTGGCAAAGAATACACGGAGCGATTTCAGACCTTATGAAGGTTAAGAAGGACTTAGATAATGGGGCAGACCCAAACTTTGTCGCTTATCCTAGCCCTTCTAAGGACTGTAAATGGAAATGCCAGTTCTACACTGTCTGTCCTCTAATTGATGACGGTAGTGCGGCTGAAGCAGCCATTGAACAAATGTATGAGGTCGCCGACCCATACGGTTACTACGGTAAAGAAGTACAAGAAAAGAAAGGTGTTGAATAAGCATGTCAGATGTACAGCGGTCTTTGACCCTAATGGTCTATGGCGAATCAAAGGTTGGTAAATCAACTTTTGCCGTCACAGCCCCGTACCCACGTCTAATGCTTGACGTTGAGGGAGGCCACCGCTTCCTACCAATCAACGTAAAGTATTGGGACCCAATGCGCGAGGAGCCACCAGTGGCCGATGGCACTTGGGACACAGTTGTAGTCCAAGTACGTGACTACGATGTCGTAATTAAGGCATTTCAGTGGCTTCAGAGCGGAAAGCACCAGTTCAAGTCACTAATCATTGACTCCATCTCGGAGTTGCAGGTTAAGTGCATGGACAACATTGCAGGAACCGAACAGATGAAAATGCAACAGTGGGGCGAGCTACTTCGCCACATGGGTGCACTACTTCGTGACCTTCGTGACCTAACAATGCACCCAACTCAGCCTTTA